CTGTTCTGTTAGTCACAGCAGGGATTCAGTATGTCAGATACCTGCACGCTGAAACTAAACTTCAAAGACAACAAATAACCTCACTTCAAAAGGCACTTGATGAATACGCAAAGAACACCGAGGCCGCTCGACAGACAATAGAACGTCAGCAGAAAATAGAATACAATCTGCGGACAATTAAACAGCAATTAACAAACATGACCAGTACAAGATTGGAGGCAACAGATGAAAAAGTTTTTACTGATATTGCTTGGTCTTTCAATAATCATGGCCTGTCACCAGAACAATGTGACAGTAAAAAAGATATGTCCAAAACCATCAAGGCCTGTCCTCGTAATACCTACTGGACAGCCAGAGATGTTGGAGCGATGACATACGAGTTATCGAGATATGCTTTAGGACTTGAGGAGAGTATTAAATGTTATGAAGAGCCTTTGGAATAAAGTAATTGCAAATGCTTTTGATTCTACTGATAACACTATTCGTGGAAGTTTTATCAGCCAGATACTTACTGCGTTTATGGTTTACATAATTTACAAGGCGGTGAACGACACGGCAGTAATGGAAAGGGTTTCAAAGCTATCAGAGATCATCCTGGGCTTCTATTTCTTAAGCCTCGGCATTTGGAAAACAGGACAGATCATTAAGTACAAAGCAGACAAGAATGACTAAACATGGAGAAATTAAATGGATGAGATGATAGAGCAATTTAGAATAGATTTCCCAGAGTTTACAGATGATGAAAAATTTACAGATGGAATGATTGCTTTTTGGTTTGGTATTGGAGACAAGTTGGTAGATAAGGTTCGATTCTTAACAGATTCCGTTGTACGAAGATACGCACTTTCCCTTTGGATTGCACACCATATAATTATGCAATACAATAACCAAGTCGCAGTGGCTTCAGGGAATTATACAGGTGAGGGTATAAAACCAGCAGTTAGCTATCATGTTGGTGATGTTAGCATTACATATGATGGTGCTTCATTTATGGAGGCAGATGGTGGAGATTGGAATACAACCATCTATGGAAGAAAATTATTAAGATTAGTTAGAAATTTAGCAGTAGCTTATCAGGTGTAGATTATGGCAGGTCTTACCGTTGAGATTGATAAAACATTAAGCGTTATGAAAAAAATAAAAGAGCTGAAAAATGTTGATGTGCTTGTTGGCATTACTGAAGAAACATCAAAAAGAGAAGCTGGAGAAGTCAACAACGCTCAACTTATTGCCTATCATACAAAAGGAGTGATGGCAAAATCAATGAGAAGGGAAATTAAAGAAAACACAGATGCAGGAATGTCTTACAGTGAAGCTCATTCTCTTTATATTATGTCACACGGCTCTCCTCTATATCATATACCACCAAGACCAGTGATTGAACCTGCAATTACTGCATCTGGAAACAAAGAACGATTAGAGGAAGATTTAAAAAAAGCAGGAAAAGCATTTTTAGAAAATGATGAACAAGAAGCTGTAAGAGCATTACATATAGCAGGAATGGATGCTGTCAATATGATTAAGTTATGGTTTGAGGATTCGAGAAATAATTGGCCTCCACTAGCAGAGTCAACTATAAAAGCAAAAGGATCTGACAAGCCATTACAAGATACAGGCAAGATGAGAGATGCAATCACTTATGTCGTTGATATCGAATAAGGAGTGAAAAATGCCATTTCAATTAAGTCATGTTGTTTTACACCCAGCATTTTCACAAATATTTACAGTTCTCCGATCAAATGGAGATTGGGTAAATGGAAGATGGACAGAAGGTCCTGTAACCAAAATAGAAATGACTGGAGTTGTAAGTGTAGCAAGTGAAAAAGATTTACAGATATTACCAGAAGCAGATAGAGTGTCAGGCATGATGGTGTTTCATTCTGTGAAACCGCTCTATATTACAAGGATAGGAACAGAAAAGGGAACTTCCGATAAGATAATTTGGAAAGGACAAGAGTGGAAATTAAAGCATGTCTGGGATTATTCAGATTATGGTTACTACAAAGCTTATGGCGAAAGAATATTAGGCGCATAAATGACTGAAAGATATTTGACAATAACTCAATTTGAGGACTTGATGCAAGGTTGGTTTGTTAAGATTTTGCAATGGGGAGACGAATACATGAGCCCATCCAAGACGAATGATGTTAGAATTTCTTGGTCGCAGTCCGGACAGCCAGCATTTACAATTGATGAAGATGTCGTCTTCCTAAAATGTATCGAGATTGACAATCCTTATAACAGACAAAGAGAGGTTGAGGATACATGGAAAATGACATCACCAGAAAGTTTTGATAGAGAAATTTCTTATACAAGAGTTTGGCAGGTTGATTTAATTATTTATGGACCAGAATCATTTGAGAATGCTCAAACAATAAGGAATAAAATATTTTATCCGGAGAATTTACGAGTTATAAATAACAGTCATGTGTATTTAATTCCAGATGTTGTAGCACCTAGGAGAGTGCCAGAGATTTTTCAAGGAATGTGGTGGGAACGAACAGATTTGAGTTTACAATTCAATGAATCTGTAATTAGGAAAGCGACTGTTCCTGCTATTGATAGGATAGAAGTGGTGATTTATGAAGGAGATAAAGGGAAACAAATTGCAAAAATTAAACAAAATAAATAAATGGAGGTAGGTAAATGACAACTTTAAATTTGAAACAAATTGTAGATGTGTCAGTTGAAGTCTCTCCTACAGCTGCACCTAGAGCAGCATTTAATCAGTTGCTGATTATAGGAGTGAAAGGACTGACAATAGGTAAGCCTATTCAGAAATTTGAGAGATTAAGGAAATATTCTTCTGTCTCTGATATGTTGATGGACGGTTTTGTAGTAGATGATCCTGAATATATAGCTGCTGCAAAATATATGGCTCAATCACCAGTGCCAGAATCTTTTTGGATTGGAGTAAGAGACAATACATCCAGTCCTGAAGAAACCGTTCTTGAAGCATTGACTGATTGTAGGATCAAACAAGCGGACTGGTATATAGTGTATAGCACGGACGTTACCAAAGAAGAGATTCCTGAAATTGCTTTATACGTTGAATCAGCAGTTCCTTCAACAATCTTTGCGTACAATACTTTAGGAACGGATGTTTTGATTGAAGATCCAACTCCTGCAGACGTTTGTACAGAATTGAAAGAACTTTCCTATTCCAGAAGCATAGGAATGTACACAACCTCAGCTCATGCGATATGCGGAATCATGGGGTATGCTTGTGGAGCTAATTCTGGGTTAGCTAATTCAGCTTTTACACTTTTTGGAAAAATGATTGTCGGAGCTACAACTGAAAATTTGACATATAATCAAAAGTCGATAGTGGAAGCAAAAAATTGTAATCTGTATTTGAACTATGCCAACTACTATAATGTTTTTGAACCAGGAGTGATGGCAAATGGTTTCTTCTTTGACCAGATTATCAATAGGGATATGCTGGTCAACGATATTCAACTTTCCTGTATGGATTTGTTATATCAGAATAGAAAGATTCCTCAAACAGAAGCTGGTATGGGTATGATTTACAATGCTTTGGTTACCGCTTGTGAATTAGCTGTAACAAGAGGTCATCTTGCACCTGGAACATACACCGGTGTTCCGTTTTTGAATCTCAATACAGGTGACGCTCTTCCGAATGGGTATATAATTCAGACTACACCGTTGGCAGATCAATCTCCTGTTGATAGGGCATTGAGAAAAGCAGTTCCTTTTTATGTCACAATTAAGGAAGCTGGAGCAGTGCATAGCATTACAATTGAAGTTATCGTGAATATATAAAAGAATAGAAGGAGGTAATAAAAATGCAAAAATCAACATACAGTTTTTTAGATTCTGTTTGTGTATTTGCTCATCCACTTGCTGGTGCACCCATTGTTATCACAGGCGAAGGAGCAGGAAGAATAACTATTGCAATGACTAGTGAACGAACAGACATGAATGTTGCAGCAGATGGAACTGTGATGGTTTCTAAAATGGCGGGAAATACTGGAACTATTACAATTGAAGTACAACAGACATCAAGTGCCTATAAGAAAATTCTTATGCTGTTTAATCAGGTCTGGAATGCAGAAACAGGAGCATGGGCAACTGGGACTATTACAATCAGGAATACATCAGACGGTACAGGTCATATCTGTACAGGAGTAGCCTATGTTAAGATGGGAGAGAAGACTTATGAAAGACAAGGTAGGATGGTGTCGTGGACATTGATGGCAGCTGATATTCAAAGTATAGCTGCTTAAAACGAAATTCAAATTAAAAAGGAGAATTTATCATGAGAGAGAAAACCAAAGTATTTCAGTTTAATGGACACAATTGGAGAATAGACAAAATCAATGCTCTTGAAGGTAGTAATTTGTTGAGAATGTTTACTTCTGCAGGTAACACCAATCCTCAAGAGTTCCTTGCTAATATGCCGAGTGAACAATTCAAATCAATTCAGATGATGCTTTTAGCACAAGCATTCAGAGTTGATTTGGTTAACGGGGAAGAAGTTTTTCATCCGGTGATACTTACTAGTGGTATTGTTGATAAGGAATGCGAAGATTCAGGAATTTTGTTTATGCTGACTGTTATAGCATTGATGTTCAATATGTCTGGTTTTTTCGCAGAAAACACATTGAAGGAATTTCAGGACATAGTGAAAGATTTCAATGTGTAAGAGCAGAAAATGTTGATGAATTTGCATTTTTCCCAGTAGTTTCTGGATTGTGGAAACAACATGAATTGTGGGATGGAACATATACAGTTGATGATTTGTTTGATATTCATGAAATGCTGATGGTTAAAAATGAGAATGAAGCGAGATCTCGCGAGTATTATTCAAGGGGAGAGCGGTGATGCCAGCACAAGATGTCATTAAAAGTTATTTGATTTCTCTTGGTTACCAAGTAGATTCAACAGCATATAACAAATTTTTAGAATCTCTGAAAAGAACAGAAGCAACGGTAGTAAAACATTCAGGAGTAATTGGTGGAGCTTTTGTCAAAGCTGGCATTGCTTATGCAACGGCGATAGGGACGATAGCAACGACTACTGGGATGTTGGTAAAAAGTATTGCTGAAACTGATTTAGGATATCAAAAAACCGCTCTCTCCTTACACATGGCAAAAGATGCAGCCAAACAATATTCAATTGCATTGAAAGTTCTTGACCAGCCTCCAGAAATGATTGCTTGGATGCCAGAACTCAGAAAACAATACATGGCTTTGCGACAAGACGCTGTGCAGATGGAGCTTCCAAAAGAATTTGAAAAGAATGCTAAACAAGTAAGATCTCTGATATTTGAATTCACTAGATTGAAACAAGAATCAATATATTCTCTACAATGGATTGGATTTAGTATAATGAAGCATCTTGCTGGTCCTTTGGATAGAGCAAAATTTACCTTCAAAGAATTTAACAATCATCTCATTCAAAATCTTCCTCAAATAGGCTCTCATATAGGGACAGTTATTTTTGGTATAGGAAAGATATTTTATAATCTGGGGAGAAGTATTAAAACAATAGGATCTTCAGCAATGGCATTGTGGGATGCTTTAACTCCCTCCTCTAAATTTTTAATCGGAATGGGGAGTCTTGCCATTATATTTTCAAAAGTTGGTCCGTTTGGGAAAATAATAATACTGCTTGGAATTGCTACTCTTGCTGCTGACCAGTTTTGGGGCGCGTTAGAAGGGAAAAAGACAGAATTACCAACAAATTATATATTGATATTTGCTTCCGCTATCGATTTCCTGGCAGAAGTAATGTGTCGAGCTATGGCTGTAGCTGCTGGCTTTTGGACCATGCTGACTTTGCGCAAAGATCAAGTCGCTCAATTCTTCTCTGAAGTAAGTCTTGGAATGAAAAAATTTACTAAGTGGGGAATGGAAAAATCAGGAGTTTCAGGAAAAGAGTTAGAAGAACAAGAGAAAAGCATCGCTGAAACTGAAGAAACAATAAAAGAACGAAAAGGCAAAATGCAATTACGTAGGAATATATTTGAAAACTATGTAACAATGTCTACTCATGAGCATTGGGTAAAAGAAGGATGGATGGCTAACCTTGTTGAAAAGTATCCTCATTTTTTAGACACAGATAAAATGCGGGAAGAAGCAGCCAAAGATGTCGGTGCACAAAAAGATGCATTTAATTACTATTCAGAAAATCTTGAAAAATTTTTAACTCAGTTTTCTGAAATGACTGGTACTGCTTTCCCTGACATGTTTGATTCTGATGAAGACAAATCAATAAAACAAAAGTCTTCTGGGTCTTCTAAAACTACATATGATGACCTAATAAAAGCAGCATCTGAAAAATTTGGTGTTGATAAGAATCTGATTAAAGCGATGATGATTGCGGAAAGTGGTCTTAATAAAAAAGCTATTTCACCTAAAGGTGCTATTGGATTGATGCAAGTAATGCCACAAACAGCAATTGAGTTGGGCTACTCTCCTGAACAAATGTTTGATCCAGAACACAGCATTATGGCTGGTACTAAATATATGGCAAATGCACTAAAACAAATGAAAGGAGATATTCCATTAGCTCTTGCATATTACAATGCAGGACCAGGGAATGTACGGAATTATGGTGGAGTGCCTCCTTTTAGAGAAACGCAGAAATATATCGAAAATGTTATGGGGCATTATGACAGATTGCGAGCAGCTGGTCCTGTAGTGAATGGTGGTGTAAATATAAGGTTTGATGTAACAGTACAAAATTCAGATGAGCTTCCTGAAAAGATAAATGATAATCTCTATAAAGGAATTATGAATAATGAAATTTTGGGATTGTTACTTGGCGGAATTACTTCAGATAATTATGCTACTCCATTTACACCACCAGAAGATTATTTTGCACATGATACTGTAGGAGGATAGATGAATCCTTTGTTGAAAATCGAAAATAAGATTGATGGTCTTGAGAAGAAAATAATGAATCCTTTGTTGAAAGCTACTAAAAAAGTAGATGAAATAATTCCTTGGAAGACTATCGGGAAACTACAAGGGACATGGTTAGGAGGTAAAGCTTTATTTGATGCTTATGCACCAGATTCTTGGAAAAATAAACCACAGATTTTTTATATTGAATATAGCAAGAAGACAAACATAGAACCTATCAAATCAAATATTCCACAAACGTATGTTCAAGTCAATCAAGATTTAATGTCTTATGCTTATGGGACTGAACAAAAACAAAAAATATATTTTGATGCTGTATTCAAAGTGGAACACTTGAGTGCAAGAGAAGTCGCTTCTCATCCTGTACAGTCAGGGGCGAACATTTCAGACCATTCTTATAAGATTCCTGCAACTCTGACAATGGATATTGGTGTGTCGGATGTTATGGCAAATTTTAATCCTTTGAATGTTGTCCTGGCAAATAGTGAATCTCGGTCTGTAAATGCATTTAATGAATTGCTTGAATTACAAGATACTGGAATGCCCATTACTGTATATACCAGATTGAAAAAATATGAAAATATGGTGTTAACTAAAGTGAGAGCAATGGAAGATTATAAAACAAGGTATGAATTGCGAGCTCAAATAGATTTTCAACAAATAATAATTGCAGAAGGAACTGGTAAAAGTAAAGTGAGTTTAGACTCAAATGTTACTAAACAAATGACTCAAGTTACCAATAAGACTACCGAGATAAACACTGACAGTCTTACAGGCCTAGGAACAGCTAAAGAAGGTGGAAAGGCATTATTCAATGTGTTTTCGAAAGTTTTTAAAAGGCTGTAAAAATTAAAAGAGGAATAAGAGGATATGTCAACACAACCATTTACAGGGGCAGTTTATATACAAGGAAACCGATGGACAGGTAAAATTGTAACTGTTGGATCAGAGAAAGATTATCCTACTCTTGATGCTTCTATTGCTGCAAATCCTAATAACTGTGTTCATTTGATTTATGAAAATCAGGGAGAAGTTACAAACAATATATATGGTGAGCATTACTTTGTTGGAGTGGGCTCAAACATTACAATACATTCAAATGGTTTATTTGGTCCTGATAATCATGCGACTAAAGTATTTTGGGAGAATCTGATAATTTCCACTCCTGGTGGACAAGCAATAAATATAAATGGCAATACTGAATTGAGATTACATAATGTTAAGCTAATTGGGGATTGTGTGACGTTCACCGTTGCTTGGGATAATTCAACTGATTTTGTTGTTTTCACAAATGTAACATTTGAAAGAAGAGATTGGACTTTAGCAAATTTTATAGAAGGTGTTACTATTGATCGTTCTAAAATTACAATAGAAAAATGTTATATTGATGATTCATGGACAGAGTATGGAGCATTTACCGGTAGTTTTGCAACATATGATGTTGTCGCTACACCAACTTCTGGTTATGGCTATGGTGAAGGAACTCCAGGTGTTTTGATTTCTGTTTTGGAAAGTTCTCCTGAAATTGTCTATACAGATAAAGATGGATTAAATCCAACTTCAGAACCAACTTCTTCTTCTAAATATATAGTTTATAAATTTAAACAAGACGGCAGTTTCTATATGCCGTATAATGGGACTATAGATTATTTAGTAGTTGGTGGTGGCGGAGGCGGAGGATTTGGTAGTGGAGGTGGTGGTGGAGCAGGTGGATACAAAACAGGTTCTATTTTTGGTAGTGTTGGTTTATATCCAGTTGTAGTTGGAAAAGGTGGAACAGGTGGACTTAACTACCTTTACCAACCTTCTACATCTCCCAATATGGAACATGGGGAAGATGGAGGAGATTCTTCTTTTGATACTCATGTGACTGTTAAAGGCGGTGGTGGTGGCGGAACATATAGAAATATTGAAGGAATGATTCAAGATGGAAATCTTGGTGGGTCTGGCGGTGGTGGAGCTGTTGGAGTATATACAGGTTCATTGGGTGGAAGTGGAACAGAAGGACAGGGATGCGCAGGAGCTCCAGGCCATTATAGGTATGGTGGCGCTGAATATGAAGCTGGTGGTGGTGGAGGCGCAGGTGAAGCTGGACAAGAAGGAAAATGGATTCCAAATGTTGGATCTGGTGGTGGAGCAGGTGGAGCAGGAATTTTAAATACAATTGCTGGTGGTGAAGATGATTATTATGCAGGTGGAGGCGGAGGTGCTGGATATGCATTTGGTGGAGCTGGTGGTTCAGGAATAGGTGGTGCTGGCGGGTACAACCCAAATAAACAAGGCGGAGATGGTGCGCCAAATACTGGAAGCGGTGGTGGTGGGGGATTACAAAAAAAAGGAGGTGATGGTGGCTCAGGTATTGTTGTGATAAGGTATGTTTACAATCTGGATCCAATAAATCGTCCTACGATAAGAACAGATGAAGCTACATCAATTGAATCCACTTCTTTTGCTGCTCATGGGGAATTGCTTGATGATGGAGGAGGAACTATTGATGCTTTAGGGTTTGTTTACAATTACATTAAAACAGGAATTCCTACGATTGATGATTGTGATGGATTTGTTGCTGTAGAAGAAAAACAATCCGGAGAGATAGAATACCCATTTGCTGGAATGAATGTAGATACAGAATATTCAATAGTTGCATATGCTAAAAATGAAGCAGGAATTTCTTATGGTGGTGTTGTTCGAGTGCTTACACTAGCTCCGATTATTGTGACTTCTGATCCTTGTACATCAACTGTTACATCTATAACAGCTCATGCTACAATCTCCCCAGCGACATACGAAATAACATTTGTTGGAGTTCGTTATTGTATAGATAATGGGGATTATAATTGGCAATATTCAGAACAGTACGGTGATTTTCTAGGAACTCCAAACTTTAGCAGAACATTTAACGCACAAGCAAATCAGAGTTACAAGATACAACCATATGTTAAATATAAAGGGAATATTTACTATGGAGAAATTGTTGATGCCTCTACAATTGTTATCACAGAAGTAAAAGTTTCTCCGTCTATTTCAGAAATAAGAGTAGGAAAAACTATACAACTGACCGTCATAGCAACATATTCTGATGGAACAGAACAAGACATTACTTCATCTTGTGGTTTTAGTTCTCAAGATTTAGTGACATTTGAACCTGTGCATGGAGAAGAAACGGTATTTATTATTGGACCATCAACAGGGAATATAATTGCATCAGTTAGTAGTGGTGGTTTAGTTACTGGAATTGCGGCAGGTATAGCCAAAATTTATGTCTATATTTTTAATTATAAAGAAACTGTTAATCTTACAGTTGTTCAGCCTGATGATGGGGAAGTTGATACTGGTGGTGTATGGGATGGTGAATTACCACCAGATTATACTCTTGCTAATTTAGCCGGAATAGCAATAATGATAGATGTTGCAATGTATAGGGGAAGTTCTCAACAAGCATACTTAATAGGAGAATTCGATGATAGTCCACCAACATTTTCTGAATTAGATTCTTTAAAAGCCTCTTGGTCTTCTTCAAATCCTGAAGTTGCAACAATTGATGAAGGAGGATTGATAATAGGGATTTCTCCAGGTGTTACATTTATAAAATGTTCTTATACAGTTTTTGATAGTCCGGACATAACATATAATACTATGGTTATGTTGAGAGTAGAAGAACGAGAAGATTTAATTATAGAAGGCCAGAAATATCAATACATTCCTTTGTCTCCAATACCAAATCAATCTTTTAGAATTGTTTTAGCAGTCAGACCTAAAAAAGAAATAGAAGCAAATATTTTCTTATGTTGGAATGCAGAAACTCAATGCTGGTACATGACTATCAGCGATCCAATTAGACAAGAGTATTATGTTGATTCTGTGCCGTTGTTTGTTGGTCAAGGTTCGATGATAAACATTTTGAAAATTTATTCTTACTTGGATATTGGCAGCTGTTATATTTTGGATATTAGCAACAAAGGAACTGGCAAACCAAATGCAAATGATTTAGGAATCGATTTTGTAATGTTGTGGGGATATACAGAACTATGAGCAAACTTTGGGGAAGAAAAGCAAGAGTTACAATAACATCTGGTCCGGAGTATAGTAAAACAGGAAAAGGAGATTCTGGGTCATTATTAAGTTCTACCAAAAAAACAATAACAGATATTGCAGATGAAATTGTATTTGAACAGGGTGGTGTTAGTAAGACAGGATTAAAAATAAGCTTTGATATAAATTATCCTGGAATTGAAGGATATTACGTGTCAGAAGTTGTTATTTATAATCTAACAGAAGATTTTGCAAATACAGCAATTATGACTGGTTCTATTTTAAAACTAGAAGCCGGATATGAAGACGCAGATACATTTGGAATGATATTCAAAGGGTACATTTATCAAGTGCTTTGGGAAAAAGAAGATATTATCAATTATAAACTTACTCTTGTATGTATGGATGGAGCAGCTCTATGGACTCAACAAAATTTTATCAGCACTCCTGTTGATAGAGGAATGAGATATGATACAAGAATGAATATGTTGTTAAGTAAAGCTGTTAGGGCAATACCAATTGCAGGAGAAAAAGTACCAGATAATCCAGACTATCAGAAATTACACAGAGCTGAAGTAATACATACTCAACCTTCAACAATGTTTAATGAGTCGATGAATCAGGGCGGTTTTCATTTAAAAAATACAGCAGTTTTTACCGACGAAGGAAAATTAAAATTTTTGAGTATTGATGATATTTCTTATGAGAAAGAAGCGATAGTGGTTTCTCCAGGAAAGGGCGGTTTGATAGGTTCACCACAGCAAACAATATATGGAGCAAATTTTGCTACATTATTAAATTCAAATATAAAATTGAAAGTTCCTGCATGTGTTGTTAGATTAGAAAATACTTCATTTGTACAATTAAAAATGGTTCCTGGATCTCCACAATTAGGAGCAAAGATGCAAGATTCAATGGAGTATTTAGTTATAGGTGTTCGTCATGTTGGGGATACAAGAGGAAGGTCTTGGTACACTTATGTAACAGGATGTAATAAGGCAGGAGCAATTCCTCCTCAATTAGATCCTTCACGATTTTATTCAATGGTGTCGTAATGAAATTTATAAATTATCCAACGATGTTAAGTGGTCAATTTTCAATGATGCAAGAAGCATTGAAAAGAACTTTTAGCCAGTATGATTTTGATTTAAGATGTGCAGCTCCAGGAATCATCCAATCGTTTGATGAAGAAACTCAAACAGTAACAGTTCAATTAGTTATTAGGGACTTGATTTATATTGATACACTTCAATCTGTTCCTATTCCTTTGTTAGCAGATGTTCCAATAATTGTTCCGAGAGCAGGGGATTTTGTTATAACCATACCGCCAAAAAAAGGTGATGAGTGTTTAGTTGTATTTGCTGATTCTTGTATTGATTCTTGGTGGAAGGAAGGGGAAGATAAAATAGGTGATCCTAATCTTAGAGGAACAAGAGATCCGATGTCTCGTAGACGACATGACCTTTCGGATGGTTTTGCTATTCTTGGGGTTTGGAGTCAGCCAAACAAAGTTGAAAAATATGCAACCGATGGATTAGAGATAAGAACTGTAGATGGAAAAAATAAAATCCAATTACAAGACGAATTGATAAAAATATTTGTCAATGAAGATACTTATATTGAAGTCAAAGATGGTCAAATAAACGTCAAAACTAAAGATACATTGACAGTGGATGCTACTGGCGATGTTACAATTAATGGGGAGAAGAAAATAAATGTCAACGGATCGGGAGATATTTCTGTAAAGTCAACAAATGGAAAAGTTGATATAAATAGTAATGGCAATATGACAATTGATAGTAAAGGAAAAATGACTGTCAATAGTTCAGGAGATATGACAGTAACAGGGAATGGAAAAGTTATAGTTAATTCTAGTGAAGTAAAATTAGGAAGCGGAACAGCCCAAAAATTATTAGATGCTAGAGCTATAGAAATATTTAATGGTCATGTGCATCCTACCACTTCTCCTGGATCTCCAACATTAGAAACAACAACTCTTATGATAGTTGGTAATCATACAACAACAAATACGGAGGCATCATGAGATATAGAAGAATAATTGATGGTGAGCCACAGTTTGGACAAAATAAGCAAGATTTTCTTTTGGGCATTGATGCAGTAGCTCAAGCAATTGCCACAAGACTAAAACTGTTTGCTAATGAATGGTGGGAAGATTTGGAAGACGGATTACCTGTTTGGACTAAGATGCTTGGAGTTGGCCAGGTCGATCCTGAAATAATCGGTTTGGAAATCACTAGTAGAATTTTAGGAACAAATTTGAATGGAGAAAAATTAGTACCTAATATGTCAGAAGTACATAATGAGTTTGATGGACTAACAAGAAAATTTCTCTATACAGGTGTTGCTGTTAGTGTGTATGGGGAAGTATTTATAACGAACAAAACTTAAAAATAAAAAGAGGTGATGGTATGTCTTATTTTGCTCCTTATATTGATAGTACAGGATTTCATCGACCATTGTATTCAGATATTTTAGAATATCTAATTGAGCATTTTAAAAATATTTACGGTCAGGATTGTTATCTTGAAAATGATTCGGCTGATTATCAATGGATTTCAATTATTGCTTATCGTCTTCATGATGTAATGTCGGCTCTACAAGATAATTACAACAATAGAAGTGTAGCAACAGCAACAGGGACAGCATTAGATGGGCTTGTGAAATTAAATGGAATTACAAGAAAATCTGCTACATATTCTACTTGCATTGTAACAATTACAGGAATTCCTTTTGTTGTTATTTCAAATGGAATGGTAAGAGATGTCAGTGGTTATTTTTGGAAACTTCCACAAGTTACAATTATAGGGAGTTCTGGTGTCGTTTCTGTTAAAGCGACTTGTACTACAATTGGAAATATTTCTGCTCTCCCAGGAACATTGATAACAATTGCTACGCCGCAGTACGGCTGGAATTCTGTAACAAATGAAGTTGCTGCTGTAGAAGGACAACATGTAGAAACAGATGAGCAATTAAGGGCACGACAAGCATTAAGCACAAGACTAGCCTCTCATACAATGCTTTCGGGAACTCAAGCTGGTATTGCTGCGGTTACAAATGTTACTCGTTACAAAGTACATGAGAATTATACTGACTTAGAAGACCATCCAGAACATACACCTCCTCATTCCATTACTTGTATTGTTGAGGGAGGAACTGACGAAGATGTTGCTTCGGCGATATTTTTAAATCGAGGAATTGGTTGCAGTACATATGGTGGGCTAGAGGATGAGTATAGAATAGAACAGATTGTAACGGATCCCGATACAGGTCAAGAAATGAAAATTTATTTTAGACGACCAGAGTATGTACCGATTTATGTAGAAATATCAGTTTATCCTCTTACAGGTTATGTAAGTTCTGTTGCCGACAATATAAAAGCAGCCGTGGTGAGTTATCTTAATAGTTTACAGATTGGACAAGATTTAACAATTTCTGCTCTGTATTCCGTTGTAATGAGTCAAATGGAAGATATAAGAGTTCCTGCATATTCTGTAAAAGATATAAAAATGGGGGTAACAGAAGGTGTTTTAACATCTACCGACATCCCCATTGATTTTGATAAAGTGACTCTTGGAATTGCAGGAGATTCACCGGAATACATTACTGTAATTGAGGTCTAAAAAGATAGGAGATAAGAATGAAAACGATAGCCGAGTATTTATTGCATGTGACAAGCCAATATCAAAACAGTCCAAAGTTTTTGGAATGGCTTTCGATTCCACTAAAGATTTGTGAAGATATACATAAATGTGCAAAGGAAATGCCTTCTGAGTTTGAAATCGACAATGCTTCAGGAGTACAATTAGACATTATAGGTCAATATCTAGGACAGAGTAGGATTCTTCCTTTTGAACCAACAGATGGTTCTTCTGCCT